GAACTTACCCGGATCAACAAAGTACGAGGACAGCCAACACAGTTATGGCTTCTGGGCGGTGCCACCGGACATAGGCACAAGGGTGCTTGTGATATTTGTAGAGGGCAAGTTGGATCAGGCATTCTGGATAGGTTGTGTGCAAGATGCTGTGACCAATCACATGGTGCCAGGTATAGCCGCTAGTGAGAAAACATGGGACAAAAATTCAGGAGGTCCTGCAGGACAGTTCAGTAGCGCCACTGATAAGCAAAGCACATATGGAACAAAAAATGTGCCTGCAGGAGAGGTCAACAAGCAGAATCCATCTTCAAATCCTGCATTGAACTATAATAGTTTTAACAAACCAATACACCCATTTGCAGATGTCCTCAAAGATCAAGGACTGTCCGCAGACGATATCAGAGGCACCACAACAAGTTCCGCTCGTAGGGAGACACCAAGCAGTGTGTTTGGCATAAGCACACCAGGACCAAAGGACACAAGTACCACTAAACAGTACGTCGGCACAAAAGACATCAGGAAACAGGATTTCGTCACAAGGAAGATAGGTCACACGTTTGTTATGGATGACGGAGATGTTGACGGCAACAACCAATTGACTAGACTGAGAACGGCAAGTGGACACCAGTTGTTGATGCACGACACAGAAGGTGTCGTGTATTTGGCCAACGGGTCAGGCAAGGCGTTTATTGAGATGGACAAGGACGGTACGATTAGCGTTTACTCAGATGGCGGAATAAATTTTAGGACCAGTCGTGATTTCAATTTACACTCAGAGACCAACATAAATTTCCATGCCAAAGGCACGATCAATTTCACTTCTGAAAATCACCTGGCGCTGAACGCGGAAGGTTATCTTTTTGCAATGGGAGAAAAAGGTGTGTTCAGCAGTGCCCAGAAAGGTGCTGTTAGACATTATGGCAGGGATGGCATTAGTTCATTCACGGATGGAACGCAGTTGCACGGTGCGAAAGGCAGGATAGACTTGGCAGGGGACACGGTGCATTTCAATTCGGTCGGCGCCAGCGAAGTATGGGGTCCTAAATGGTTGAAGGCAGATGCGATTGGCATAAAGGTTACAGAAGGCCTAATAGACATAGACGACGATGCTCCATTATCACGTGGAAAACCGAACAAGATTGACAACAGGACAACAGTGACAGATTTTGTTACGCATGAACCTTATGACAGACAGAGCAGTACTGCGAGGACCAAGAAGTTCATAAATGAAGCAATGGAAGAAATCAAAAAATCTAGTCCTGAATTATCAGCAACAGAATTGAAAGTGATTAAATCTGAATTGCTAAAACAACCTAGCATAAAAGCAGTCTCAGAAAAATTAGGCAAAGTCGTAAAACTGAATGACAACATCAAACTTCCTATATCCAATCTAAATACCTTGGTCAGTAAGGCCAACAATATACAGAAATTGATTTCGGATCCGAAGGGTGCCGCAATGAGTTTCATTCATGGTAAGATAGCATCAATCAAGAGTCAGGCAATCAGTGCTGTGAGGAGTTTCTTTAGATTTTAAGAAGTAAATATAGCATATGGCATACGGAGATTCAGGTTCAGGTTCAGGTTCAGGTGGTCTACAAAACGGATCAGTGACTTTCAAAGGCTTTAGTTCACGTGCGGACAAAAAGAACTTCAAACTATATGATTTTGAAGTGGCAAAGCAAGATCTCATCAACAGGTTATCTGTGCGTAAGGGCGAGCGCGTGGAGAACCCGGAATTCGGCACAATCATATACGACGCAATCTTTGAGCCATTCACGGAGGCACTCAAAGACGCCATAGTCGATGATGTTACTGCTAACCTCAACGCAGATCCAAGGATAGCAACAGAAGAGATCTTGGTCTCAGAGGCCGACAAGGGCATAGCCATACAGGCCACAATAAAATATGTGCCATTGAATATTACTGAGAAATTGAGGTTCAACTTCGATGAGAATTCTCTGTTACGCCTATCTTAATATACGCACTTAATTTAATATATAAATACCCATACAAACAGTATGGCCACTACAGATAGACAGAACAGATTATTGGTTGCGGAAGATTGGAGGAAGATCTACCAGGCTTTCCAGCAGGCGGACTTCAAATCATATGACTTCGAGACGCTACGTAGGACCATGGTGGCATACCTACAAGAGAACTACCCAGATGATTTCAACGATTTCGTGGAGAGTTCTGAATACGTTGCACTCATAGATCTTATCGCCTACATCGCACAGGCTCTTTCGTTCAGAGTTGATCTGAACGCAAGGGAGAACTTCCTAGAGACTGCGGAGAGAAGGAATTCGGTGCTAAGATTAGCAAGGTTGATCAACTACAACGCCAAGAGGAACCTCCCAGCCACAGGCATGCTGAAGATAGATTCCATATCTACCACACAAGATGTGTCTGACAGCACAGGAACAAATCTAGCCAATCAAAACATTATCTGGAATGACTCTGCAAACGCAAACTACAGAGAACAATTTACAGCAGTATTAAATGCCGCGAATCAAACAGGACAACTGTTTGGAAACCCAAGGGAGTCAGGGACGATCGGTGGCATCGACACTGAGGTTTACACGTTAAGTTCCAACCAGTTGGATCTACCTGTGTTCAAATTCCAGAAGTCCGTGGGAGGTATTTCGAGATCATTTGAGATAGTACCAAGCACAATCAATGAATCAGAATCGATCTACGAATCTGCTCCTGTTCCAGGGACAGGTTTAACATACACATATCGATCAGATGGATCTGGTGACAGTTCAAACAACACAGGATTCTTTTTCTTGTTCAAACAAGGCACACTTCAGCAGTCAGAATTCACTGTTGAAACGGCAGTGACCAATTTTGTCAAAGAACTGGATGAGCCAAACGTAAACAACACCGATGTCTGGTTGTATAAATTAGACCAATTCGGACAATTGGCAGAGTCTTGGACAAAGGTACCATCACTGTCGGGCAATAATGCAATTTACAACTCGTTGTCTAAAACTGAAAGGAACATCTTCAATGTGGTGACCAAGAACAACGATGCAATAGATCTAGTTTTTGGTGATGGCAACTTCGCAAACATTCCGCTGGGCAATTTCAGGACCTACTACAGGGTCAGTGACAATGCCAAATATGCTATACAGTCGGCAGACATGCAGGGCATACAGTTGACTGTGCCTTACACAGATGCCAATGGTGCACAACAGACTTTGACAATGAGTTTAAGCCTGAAAGCAAGTGTGTATAACTCCGCGGCAACAGAATCAAATGACTCCATCAAGGAAAAAGCGGCGCAGGTCTACTATTCACAGAACAGGATGATCACAGCAGAAGACTACCAAGTGGTGCCTCTGAGTGCATCACAGGAGATCGTCAAAGTGAGATCAGTCAACAGATCAGCATCTGGAATATCAAGGGCCAAAGAGATCTTGGATCCAACAGGTGCCTACTCTAATGTAAGCGTGTTCGCGGAAGATGGCATTCTCTACAGGGAGGAGTCGGTACAGCAATTTACTTTCAACTTCAACAACCGGAGCGATATACAGTCAACCATTGACACATCAGTCGAGGCCAAACTGAAACAAGCCTACGCCAGGCAGTTCTACTACCTAAAATATGGCACAAAGGATGTGAGCACACTTTCAGCCACATGGAACTCCACAACCACATCAACCAACACCAACACAGGATACTTCACTTCAGGCGGTGCTCTGGTCATAGGTGACTTTGCGACTTCAAACATGAAGTTCGCAAAACCAGGGGCGTTGGTCAAATTCACGTCACCAGACACTAGGAAATTTTTGAATGGAACTTTAGTGACCACGGGCACGGACAACGCGGAAGACAGGGCATGGGCCAAGATAGGTGCAGTGGTGCTTGATGGTGCAAATGCCGGCACCGGAAATCTTGAATCCGGGGTTGGTCCTGTGACACTTGCTGACATAATACCACAAGGTGCTGTGGTAAACGCAATCATTCCAAACTTGACCACTTCTTTCTCCACCACACTCGAGGCAGACCTACTGGAGAGGATAGAAGCATATGAGGAATTCGGCCTTAGGTATGACGTTGATTCAGAGACATGGAAGGTCATCACATCAACCAACCTAAGCACCAGTTCGGTGTTCGATCTTGCCAGTGCTGGATCAACAGCGGGCACGAACGCAGACGCCAGTTGGTGGTTCAAATTCACCAATGACGGAAACACCTATACTGTGCAGTACAGGAAATTGGACTACATATTTGAATCTGAATCTCAGAACAAGTTCCATTATGATGTGGAAGAAAAAATTTACGACTACACAACAGGTAGAAGCGTAAAAGACACTGTGAAAATACTCAAAACCAACAGTATAGTATCATCAGGCAACAGCGTTGGATACCCTATCACCTGGCAGGTTGTAGATGTGGTCACAGAGGCGGATGGTTTTCAGGACAACAGGAAGGTCAATGTGGGATTCTTTGATGCGGACGATGACGGCGTTGTTGACAATCCCGAACTATTTGACATCTACGTTGAACCCACACTATCTGAATCTACTAAATTCGTGTTTTTTGAAAAATACACATCATATGATAACATCGAGAGATTCAGACCGTATGCTTCAAGCAACTTTGTGGTAGCAAAAAATGAAGCAGACATTGATCTCAACACCTCCACTTACGCGGATGGACAGTTGTTCTACTTCTATGACAGCGCGGAGGACGTGATAAAGAGTTACAGTACCGCAACCAGCACATTGAGCACCACCACGGACTACAGGGCAAGGAGAGGCAGGAGCTCAATCAGTTTCCAATACAAGCATCATGCAGGTCAGGAAACTAGGATTGATCCAAGCGTGTCCAATATAGTGGACGTGTACATGTTGGAGAGGACATATGACAACCTATTCAGGATTTGGTTGCAGGAGGGCGGAAGCAAACCAACAGAGTCAACACCAGACCAGTTGAGGATCGCGTATTCAGGAACGTTGAACCCCCTAAAATCACTGTCAGATCAGATCATATACCATCCTGTGAAATACAAGATACTTTTTGGATCAAACGCAGAAGAACAATTACAAGCAACCTTTAAAGTTGTCAAAAATCCAAAGACCAATGTGTCAGACGCAGTTATAAAGACCAGAGTGATTGCGGCAATTAACGAATTCTTTGCTTTGGATAATTGGGATTTCGGAGACACTTTTTACTTTACAGAACTAGCCGCATACATACACAATGAACTTGCACCAGATCTTTTAACAGCAGTGATTGTGCCCAATCAATCAGGACAGAGTTTTGGGTCTCTGTTCCAGATAGATTCCGCGGCGGACGAGATTTTCATCAGTGGGGCCACCGTTGATGATGTGTCAATCATTACAGCACTAGGAGCCAACCAATTGGCGGCTTCCGGCACTGTGGTCACATCAACACCAACTGCAACGACAAACACAACGACAGGATCAGCGGTATCAGGCTCTACTACATCAGGTTCGGGATCAAGTTCCGGCAGTAGTGGGGCAGGGTACTAATGGCTGATAATCCTACCAACGCACTTACCAACAACGAAGTTGTCAAGCAAGGCACCAACGAGTACAGGAGGACTGTACAACACCTACCCGCTTTCTACAGGACCGATGCCAACCAGAGGTTCCTTGCCAGCACGATGGATCCTTTGGTACAGAAAGGCGCACTGGAGAGACTGGACGGTTTCATAGGCAGACAGGACGCCTACACTAGGAAAGTAGGTGACAGGTATATCACTGCCACGAACAGCGATAGATTCGCATACCAACTGGAACCTGCTGTTACCTATACAGACAGGGACACAACTTCTGTGAATCCTGAGGACCAGGTCAAGTTCACGGCCACATACGATGACTACATAAACCAGATCAAGTATCTTGGCGGCAAGGTCAACAACCACGACAGGCTGAACAAGGAAGCCGTGTACAGTTGGAATCCTGCTATAGATTACGACAAGTTGGTCAACTACAGAGAGTACTACTGGATGCCAGATGGACCCGGAGCGATAGAGATAGATTCGGTTGGACCTAATGCTGTTGTGGAATATTCAGTTGAGAACTTGGCACAAGGTGCCTACAATTTTACACAGAGGGAGAACGAGAACAATCCCATACTGACACTATACAGAGGCAACACATACAAGTTTAATGTCAATGCCAAAGGACATCCTTTCTGGATAATGACGGAACCCTACAAGAGCAAGGTTTCAGCGGATGGGTCTACTTCCACAATATTTGACACAGGTGTTACAAATAATGGCGCGGATTACGGCACGGTAACGTTCACCGTACCCACGACGGGTGCACCAGACACTTTATATTACCAGTGTGGCCACCATGATGCCATGTACGGTATCCTGCAGATAAGAGACATCACCAGCACGACCGCGATCAATGTGGATGATGATATCATTGGTGCTAAGAACTACAGCCTACGTACTTTGGATCTATCCAATGGAATGAAGGTGAAGTTCAAGAATTCTTTAGTGGCAACCGCATACCAGGACAAGGAATACTACGTGGAAGGTGTTGGCGATGCCATAACTCTGTCCGACGTGGAGGATCTGATCACACCAGGCAGTTACGCAACGGAGACAACAATACAATATGATTCGGTGGGTTATGACTCGAGGCCATACGCAAAGGCGTTCTACACTCCGGAGTCAAAGGACTACATCACAATCAAACGGGATTCGAGGGATCAAAATGCTTGGTCGAGATACAACAGGTGGTTCCACAGATCGGTCATTGAGGAGACTGCTAGGATAGGAGGCTACACGCCCGTGCTCGACGAGGACGACAGGGCCAAGAGGCCGATCATTGAATTCGATTCTGGTCTCGCACTCTACAATCACGGCACGGTGGCAAAGAGATCAGTTACACTTTATGACACAGTCACGACGGATGCGTTCAGTGAAGTTGTTAAACAGACCGGATACATCGTTGACGGACTAACACTGGCAGACGGCATGAGAGTGGTGTTTGCCGCAGACACGGATCCAACGGTAAAGGACAAGATATATGATGTTAACTTTGTCACAGCGGGAGATTCAACACAGGTCATTAACCTTACTGAGGCATCTGATGCCACGCCCGCAAACAATGATTCTATATTCATAGAGTTTGGAACGACCAACCAAGGAAAGACTTTCCGATACGACAGTGCTACGGAGTCCTACATAGAAGCACAACAGAAGACAGGTGTGAACCAACAGCCATTGTTTGGCATGTGGGACAATGACCATGTGTCTTTTGATGACGCCACTACGTATCCCAATTCAACTTTTGCAGGGGCAAAGGTGTTCTCATTCGCAACGTCAGACTCCGCAATAACTGACACCGTGTTGGGGATCAAAGTCAAGTACAACACAATCAACAATATTGGAGACATTGTGTTTGAATCAGATCACACTTCAGGCACGTTCACCTACAAGAGTGGCACGACCACTGTCACCAAGCAATTGGCAGAGGGACACTTGCACTACACCACAGGCAGGTCAACACACAATTCAAGAAGTGCTTGGATAAAGAGAACGAATGACAGTAAGCAACGTGTGGTGAGGACTTTCATAGTGGACGAGACAGAGAAACAGTTGTTTCCAATTGACTTCTATAAGGATTCAGCGGATCTTACAGATCTGCAAGTTTCCGTATCAGTGAATGGAAACAGGAAAACACTGTCAACAGATTACACACTTGAGACAGGAACAAAGAACAAATACGTGAAATTCAACACAGCATTGCAGATAAATGATCAAATCAGGATAGCGGCTCACAGCAGTGCTGACAAGATCGAGGGCAAAGGCATTTACGAAGTTGCTGAAAACCTCGCAACCAACAGCCTAAACGAACAGTTGGGCACATTCACCTACGGACAGATATTGAATCATGTCAGAGACATATTTGACAAGAATCAAGATATCACAGGTGCCGTTCCAGGGGTGTCAAATCTGCGGGATCGACCAGATGCGAGACTGAAGGGTGGTAGCATACAACAGCATGAAGGACCGTTGCTACCTGCCATGTTTAACCTGATAGACCAACAGGCAAACTTCGCCACCGCGGTGGACTACGTGAACCAAGAGTATGAGAAATGGTACAATGCGTTCTTGACACATGCAACAGGTACAGCATACGAAGGAGTGGCCGCTGACAGAGTTGATGAGATAATTTCTGCTATAACCCCAGGTAGGAACAGCAGTTTCCCGTTCTTCTACGAGGACATGCTGGGTTGGGGTGAAAACGTTTCAACCAGAACTTACACGGTCATGGGATCATCGCAGACTGATTACGCACTTGACTCACAACATGACATAACAACTTTGAGCAACAGGGCAGTATACGTCTACCTGAATGACGTGCAGTTGTTGTTGGGTACGGATTACACCTTCAGCACAATAGATGACAGTGTCAGCATCAGCAATGCACTTGCCGAGGGTGACAAGATTGTGATCAAAGATTACGCTGACACCACAGGAAGTTACATGCCACCATCTCCAACTAAACTTGGAATGTATCCCAAATTCACTCCTGAGTCATTCACTGACACGACTTATCTCACTGACACGGCGGTGATCAGGAAGCACGATGGTTCCATAATAAAAGCGTACGGCGACGAACGTGATGCATTGATACTGGAATTAGAGAAAAGGATCTACAATAACATAAAAGTAAGTTACGATGCAACACTGGCAAACATTAATGATGTATTGCCCAGTGCTTTCAGCTCAACTGATTACACTCTCGCAGAAGTTGATAGTGTTATGGGACCAGACTTCTATCTGTGGGCGGGTCGTAACAATGTTCAGTACATCAACAACACAGTTTTTTCGGAAGGCTCGCCTTTTACTTACAACTACGCTAGGTCGACTGGTAGATTGATAGGTGAGAAACTGCCAGGACACTGGAGGGCAATTTACAAGTACTTCTATGACACAGACGCTCCTCATGTAAGACCATGGGAGATGTTGGGTCACAGCGAGAAGCCCACTGATTGGGAAGACACATACGGTGCGGCACCTTACACGTCAGGCAACGACGTCCTATGGGACGCTATCGCAACAGAGCCAGGAAGATATGGCAAGCCTTCAATCAAGGACTACCTACCTGTTGATGCTTCAGGAAATCTTTTAGATCCTTTGGCGGCAGGCCTTGTGGATGATTATGACATTCCAGGAAGACGCAACGCTTGGAAGTTTGGAGATCAAGCACCGGCCGAGACTGCCTGGAGAAGGTCTTCGTCTTATCCTTTCACAGTTATAAAAACTTTATCAATTACAAAACCTGCCAAGTTCTTCACTCACATGTTTGATCCTGCTAGACTTTCAACCAACACAGCGGGCAACCAGATATATTCAGAGACAGGTGTGCGGATGACTCTTGCAACTGCCAGATATCACTTGCAGACCCAAACCAACACTGCCACAGGCGTGGTCACTAGATATCAGACAGCAGGATACCAACCTTTGGTTGTCAACTACCTGGTGTCACGGAATTTAGATCCTAAAATTTTTTATTATGACAAGATGCAAAGTCTGTCAGTGCAGTTGGCGTACAAGTTAGGTGGATTCACAGATAAAGACAACCTCAAAGTTTTGACAGATAGTGTGTCACCAGGATCTAAATCAGGATCAAAGTTTATACCAGACGAGAACTACAAAATTTTATTCCGTACATCGAATCCTGTTGACAGTTTCTATTACAGTGGTGTGCTGATTGAGAAGAACACAGATACAACTACTAAGACAGACGGTTCGACCGTGACAGATGTTGGTGGATACAAGATATTAGGGTACAGCACAGATAAACCATACTTTAACTTCAACTATCCTGTTAAGACTACCACATCAGGCGCTGTTTCAGTTGCGGGATCACAGGAGGTTGCAGAGTACACATCATATCAGGAAGGCACACAGACCATTCCATATGGTCATGTGTTCGACACAGCGCAAGATGTAGTGGATTTCTTGTTTGGCTATGGACATTGGTTGGAATCACAGGGCTTCAAGTTCAATAAGTTCTCAAATGAATTAAAGGAAACACTCAACTGGAAAAATGCAGTAAGGGAATTCTTGTTCTGGACCACACAGGAGTGGACACCAGGAGCCGCGATCACAGTTTCACCAGCCGCGGACGGTTTAGAATTAGATACAAACAACGCCATAGTTGGCAAGTTGAGGAACCTGGCGGGAGATTATTCACTGCTTGATTCTGGAGGCAGGAAGATAGACATAAGTGAACTATCTACAAAGCGCATTGGAAAAACGTTTGAGTTGGGAATCAAATCAGACAGCATAGGTCTTTTCCATGTGGCTCTCAACACTGTACAGAAGGAACACATATTGTTGTTCGACAACAGCACTGTGTTCGCGGACATCATATATGACCCATACACAGGTTTCAGACAACAGAGATTGAAACTGGTAGGATGGAAGACAGCGGGTTGGAACGGTGATTACTATGCACCTGGATTCGTGTTCGACGCCGCCCAGGTGACATATTGGACTGCCAACACGGACTACAGGATCGGCGACAGTGTTGAATATCAAGGCAAGTTCTATGTTGCGAAAATCAATCATAATTCAGGAACAAAATTTGGGACAGCAAATTGGACGTTGAAAAATGAAAAACCAGCACCACAACTGATACCCAACTTTGAATACAAGATTTCACAGTTCAATGATTTCTATGATTTAGAAACCAATAACTTTGATGAATCACAACAGCAGTTGGCACAGAGACTTACCGGGTATCAGAGCAGAGACTATCTCGAAAATCTATTTGTCAATGACGTGTCACAGTACAAGTTCTACCAGGGTTACATCAGGGAGAAAGGTACTCAGAATGCCATAGACAAGATTATAAAAGCCAAGTAC